TTATCGATGTACACCCGATCCAGCCTTATGGCCACTGCATCGAGGAACTCCGGATCCACCAGCCGCTTTGCCGGCTGTGTGCGGCTGAACCCCCCATCCTTGCCCGATAGAGCTGCCGAACGCCGACCGGATCAAAAACAAAAAGCGCGCCGCACGCTCCACCTCGTCCTCGGCCGGCTGATCCAGTTCCTTTAAAAACCGGTAGTAAGTTTGCCGCGAAAAAAGCGCCATCCGGAAACATTCTACCAGCGCCGAAGGCCGGTGCTTCACAACCCGGAATAGATTCACCAGCTCACCGTGGATATCGTTGTACACCTCCACCTTGCTGGTGGAGGCATCCTTACGGAACAACACCCAAGCCGCGCCGCCGAACACTTCCACGTACGTCCGATGCGGCGGGAATAATTCGACGATCGATGCCGCCAACCGGCTCTTTCCCCCTACCCACGAGATAAAACTTTTCATCAGCACCTCCATAAAAGAAGGCGCTCCCGGCGCTCAGATTTTGTTGACCGTTTTGCATTTCCTGCATTTTATCTCCACCACCGGTACGCTCAGGCTTTTTAAAAGCTCAACAAACCACGCCTGTACCACCCGCATCAACAGCGCACCACAACTAGAACATCTTCTTTCCTGCTCGTCTCTGGCCATGTAGAATACCCGCGCGTTTCATTTTGCTGGGAGTGGCGGTCTCTACCGTGGCCAGTTCCTGCTGGTCGGTCCGGGTGCCCAACACCCGGCCCGCTCCCTGTTTTATTTTGTGATGTGCTTGCACGCCCACATCACCGCTTCCTCGACTTTGGTTTTAGCGATCGAGATCTCGCGGCTTGGTTCCATGTTTTCCAGGTGATGATGGAATTGAGCGCCCAGGTCTTTAATGGCGCACATATTTTCCTTTTCCGCCTCACTCAACGTGCGGTACTGATGCCGCATCACGTTCTTTCCCGCGCGATTGTCGCTCGTGCTTTCGAATTGTTCCGGCATAATTCCTCCTTTAAAAGTTTTAATCTTTAGATTTTAAGGCGGAGGTGGCCACGCGACATTTGTGGCCGGGTTGAATTCCATTTTCTGTTGGTCCGTCCAATTCGGAATATCCTGGATGGCCGCCTTCGCGGCGGCCCGGACCTGCTTGGTCCATTGGAACACGGTTTTTAGCTGGTTGACTTCACCCTGTTGCGCCGCATTCCACGACTTGCCGTTGACCCGCATCAACAACAATTCACTGGCCCGGGCCATCATTTGGCCTTGCTTCACATCCTGCGCGGTGAAAAATGCTTCAATGCGGCGTTGGGCTTCCTGTTTGATGGCCGCCTTCAAGGCGGCATTGGAAGGCACATCCTGCAAAGGCGTGTTCCCGGCATCCATCCATTCCTGAACCGCCCGATAATGCCGGTTGCCGGGATCGGCGGGAATGACCGCGCCTGTTTCCATGTCCTGATACCCGCCCGCCTGCAAAGCCTTGTACGGTTCGGCTCGCACTTCGGCGGGTTGGGCGAAAGCGGCCAATGCGGCCAGCAAAACCGCGATAATTGAAACCATCCATTTCATAATTGAAAGCTCCTTATAATTCGGCGTCGGCCATCCAGTGAAATTCCATGCCCTTACCGGCGGTCGTGGTGTCCATAACAACCAGGAAGCCGGTCGTGCTTGGAAGATGTACAGGGGTATTGAACGCGGGGGCCTCGTGTATGCCGCCATTTACTGTTACTTGATTCGCAGTCCCCTGAACATCCCAATAGCTCATTGTAGGGTTTACCCGCTTTTCCACTTTAAACTGGACGCTATCCCTTGCCACATTTCCATTTGCCCCATTCCAAAGGCTTACAAGGATGGTCCCCTTGGTTTCACTACTCCCAGGATCGACATTAAAACCGTAACTTTTTTCATAATATCGCTGGCAAAGCGCCAATTCCGTTCCCAACGGCCGCCGCTCAAAGGGCGTTGCGATCGAACCCTTTTCAAGCTGCACGCGGGCAATGTCAAGATTATATGTGCCATTGTTTCCGCTGGAAATAATCCTTATCTCGAAATAATCATTTCCATTAGTTCCTAATTGCTTGCCTGCTATTGAATCAATGTTAAATGTGTAAACAAATTTTTTCCATGCTGTTGTGACATTGAAATTAATATTATCACTGTCCACATTAGGGGAAGGACTTCCTCCACTTCCAAAATGTTGAATCCAATCTATGCTCAAATTGCTTATTGCTGAATCTGCTTTGGCCCAAAAGGAATAAGTTATAGTTTCCCCGGCGAAAGTCCTGACCCCTTCTATTCGTTGAACTAAAAGTCCATGGCCGACAGTGGACTGTGTTGTTTGGTTGTGACGATAGAAAAATTCAGGCTCACCGGGGACATCCGTTTGCCCCAAGGCGAAAGATTCTCTTGTTACTGTTCTGCCACCATCTCCATTCTCCGAAAACCAACGATCTGCCGTATATCCTCCTGCTGTTAAGGTAAAGCTTGTGCCCCGTTGCCATATACGAAAATCGCCATTGATGACGGCGTTTTTGTAGCCTTTCGACGTAACCGGATTCGTGTTGCCGCCTGAATCCAATTGGTACAGGTTGCCGTCGTCTTTCAGGTACAGCTTTTGCCGCCCGCTGGCCGGGTTGGACGGGGTGGATGCTTGTTCCTTGAAATCCACGGAACCATCCGTAATTAGTTCATCCGCCCAATACTGAATAGCTTCGGCCACCGGCGCGAAATACAGCACCCCGGCCAACAGCACGCCGCTCAACAAAAAGAAAAATCGTTTCATGTTTTCATCCTATGGAATCGGTTGCACGTTGCAATGAATTTTGATGTCGATTTCCGCCCCCGGGAACGTGGACCCCACGTTTTTCACCTTGATCCCGAAGTCCTGGAGCGCGGTGTAACTCAATCCGGCGATGGCCGCGTTCCCGGACTGCTGTCCGGCGCTGATCGATGCGGTCTTCGTTTGCTCCGCCCCATCCTTGAGGAAATCGATGGTGAACGCCGCGCCGCTTGGACCCTTCCGCGCGAACATCGACACCTTGACGATGTCCACGGCCACATCGAAACGGAACTTGTCGAAAATAATTTCCTCATCTTCCGCCACGCCCGCCAGGTGAACGGACAGGTATTGCGCGGCAATTTCGTTTAATTTATCCTTCATGGCGTCTTCCGACGCCTTCCAGTCGTTATTGCCCAGCGCAGGCTTTGTGAAATTTAAATTCGGCGCAGTCATGGGTTATGGCCTCGCATAGGTGTGCTCGATATCGATCTGCAACGTGTCGTTGGAGCCTTTGTTTTTCACCGCAAACACGATGCGCGTCAGCAGGGTGCCCAGGCTGGCGGCGTTCAGGATGCCCACCTCTGTCAACGCGCCCGTGGCCACGCCTGCGCCAAACGTGGCGGAATAGGTGACCTTGTTATTGCTGGCGGTTTTGGACGTCAACGCGATGCGCGACAACTCGGTTTCCAGCGTCGTATCCCCTGCCGCGGCCGCAATGCTGCCGGTGCCCACCGCCATGTGGCTCATTGCGGTTTCCGGGCTGTCGCTCATCGCGGCGGCGATGTGATCCAGCCCGGCATCGGTGACCAGCAATGCAGATAAAAGATTAAACATATTATTTCCCCCGCAAAAAGTTGATGAAACGATTCAGCGCCGACGGGCGGTTGATAATAACCTCTTGACCTTTCAGCTTCCCGTCCGGACCGAAATGCGTGATGGTGATCTTTTCCTCAACGATGCCGCGCTCGTTGAACGCCTTAGGCCACGCTTTTTTTTTCTTCATCATAACGGCGCCCTCCCTCCATACTCGCTGTTTCCGTAACCCTGCTGGCCGTATCCGATGAACTCACCCAGCGCGGCAAACGCCGCCTCATCCACCTCAAGGCTTTCGGTGTGGCGTTGCACGGCTGTCTGAGCCTGCGATTCGGTGATCTCGATTACCTCGCTCAATCGCAGGCCGACTAGTCCGGCTAGCACCTCGCTGATCTGAATGATCTCAGGTTGAACCGACGTCTCGGCCTGCGCGGCGGACTCGGTCACGTTCACCGTCTCCGCATTGACCTGGGTGATGGCCTGCAGGACGGCCTCCGTCACATTCACTCCCTCGGATAACACGGAGGTCAGCAGGCTTGAGATCGCTTCCGAGACGGTGATCGCATCGAAATCCTTACCGCCATAACCGGTGTTGCCATAACCCTGTTGACCGTACCCGCCCGCGACGTCGGTGATCGAGCCGTCGAGCAACAGCATGGTCTCGGCCATCGCAGACGCCTCGGAGACATTCACCGTTTCCGATTGCGCCACGACATACGTGGCCAGCAGGGTGATCGCCTCGGAAATGCTGATCGATTCCGCGAAGGTGTCCTCCAGAATCGCCGCAGGAAAGATGCGGAACACGAGGATAATGGAATTCATCACACCGTCCCGTCCGGATCCATGCCGGCGTGACACGCTTAATATTTCCGCCAGAATTTCGTTGTAGTTGCCGTTCGGATGGGTGAAAGCAATGATATCGCCCTTCTCCAGCTCCGCCGCGTCCAGGAACAATTCCGCCTCCACCACCACGGAAGGCGTCGCGTGCTGGGTGATGTAAAACTCCGCCAAGTGCTCGGCCATCTCGTCGGAGCGGACGAACCGGAAATCTTCAAGCCGCGGCGCATCCTTTCTTCCAAATAATCCAATCGAGGCGCTGTCTTCCCTGGTGATCGTTCCCTGGAAATCCCCCGCCTCCAGGCTGTACCGGTACTTGACGTCCAGGCTGGTGACGATATTCGTGGTCTCCGTTTCCTTGAACCGGATCATCTCCTTGCCGGATTGGGTGCGCCGGATCATGGATTGAGGGATCGTCTTCACCGGCGCCGGCAAGGAGCCGCCTTTGTTCAACGGACGGTACCTGAGCACTGCTCGGCCCTGCTCGTCCCACCAGAAATCCGACCTGCACTCTTTCCGCCATCGGTCCCAGATATCCCGCAGGCGCGACCGGCCCTCGATGACCCCGCCGAACTTGTAACCCCCGGCGATGGCGGTGGCGTAGCTGGTGCCGGCCGCCATGAAGCTGGCGCTGTCGATTTCATTGGAAGTCAACCCTGCGCCCTTCAATAAAAGCCAGGCGAACGCATGATCCGGCCGCTCGATCAACGTGTCCGCAACGCCGGTGATCGAGCCGTCGCCGTCCTTCACGCCATCCACGTCGGCGAACACCTCATCGGTTTGCACCAGACGCCGCCGGGTGTATTCGATTTCGATGAACGCCATCGCGATGTACACCGTGCGCCCGTCGCTGGTGCCGTTGTAGGTGATATCCAAAACCTTCCCTTGAAACCAGTTCCAGTCTCCCGCCACCAGGCTAGTGATGTCGAAAAACTGGGTGTGAATCTGTGTCGTCTTCGTCGGGGTGCCGGACACACTGCGGGTTCCGGTGGTGGGCTGAATCGCCCCGGACTTTTGATTTTGCAGATTTTTATCCTGCGTCGCCGGTTGCGGTGGGTAGAACAGCAAGCGCTCTATACTATGGATACTGAACCGTACAAACCCGTTGGTGATCGACATCGACCACAGATTGCCGCCGGAGCCGCCCACCTGGAATGATTCGGATACCGTGAACGCGCCGCGCTGGGCGTCCCAGGTGGCGATCACGTTCGTACCGAACTTGATTTGAGGATTGCCGCCGATGGAAAAATTCAACACCTCCGGGGTCGGATCGATCACAATCCGGTACTCGGTTTTGATCGGCACGCCCTCCGGCTCCAACGGGAACTGCACAACCAGCGTTTGCTGGCCGGCGCTCAATTCCGTTTTCCCGCCGTAAGGCGAACTGGCGCGCTGTACCGTGACATGATCCGCCTGGCTGGTGGCGGTATGTTGATGCAATTCCTCGCTCAGATCCCAACTGAGGTTCTCCAGCGTCTCGTGGCTTATGTCCACGTCGCCCGAGTAGTTCACTTCGTCCACCGGCGCGGGCTTGCTCAGTGTGAACGGCGCTCCCAGGCCCCGGATCTGCGCGGTGACGTTGTCATTAACCAGCTTTTCGTCCGCGTTGTGTGACACACGCAACAGCACCCGGTTGATCGGCCCCAGGTTATTCAGGGAATCGTTTTGCACCAGGCTCAATTTCGGATTCGCCTGGTTGATGCTGGCCACGTTTTCAAAATCGTTCCGGCTCACCGCGTTCAACGGATTCAATGCGGTATTCTGCCCGTCCACGGCGTCGAACTCGACCGGCCAGAACCGCGTGTCATAACTCTCCACCCGGCGCGGCGGGCGTTGAAAACTCACTTCTCCCGCCGCCACGTTCGGCGTGTACGGATTGATCGATATGTCCGCCAACGCATCGCCCACCTGGATGTTGCGCAGGTCCTTGATCGGGAAACCGGGATCGGAAAACAAAAACCGGTAGTCGCTGATCTTCTCGATCACCTCATCGCCGTCGTAGTGGATCTGGTTGATGCCCGCCACCCCGATGAACTGCGTCGCCGTCTTGCCGCTGTACGTCACCTCGTCGTCGTTGATCAGCAGGGCTCCCGATGCTGGAAATTTCGTCGTGTCGGCCACGTTGACCACGCTGTCGCTCGCCAGCACCACGCTGGTGATCTTGGTTTTCGCCGCGCCGCGCACCGGAACTCCCGGCACGCGCTCCACCGTGCCGACGACGATCGGTTTGGCGGTGCCAAAGCTGGAGGTCGGCGCTTTGGGGTATTGGTTTTTACCGATCACGCCGCCGATCACGCGCTCGCCGTAACTTTTGGAAATGATCACCAGGTCGAACTCGATCAATTCATCATCCCATTCGATGTTGCCTTCCGGCCGCGCCGTGAACCGCTCGGCCAGCTCCGGCTCACCCAGCCCGGCGTCCTGGAACCACATGAACAGCGTCGCCTTGGCGGCGGCCAGTGGATAGCGCCGCACGAAATCGGAGAACCGCTCCGCGCCGGATCCATAATCCACCGGCGCGTTGATCAACTGGATGTGCATATCGGAAAACGAAGTGCCCACCAGGGCGTCCGGATCGTACAGCCCGTCCAGGCTCCCCCAATCGGACACTACCGCCAGGTAAGACTGCGCCCCGATCGTCAACGCCTGATCCGCCAGGTACAGCGTGGCGGCGGGATTCACCCCCACCTGCGGCCATTCCATTTTCAAAACGTGGACCGGTGCGTTGGTCGTTTTGTTCCGCTCGGTTTCGAATCCGGCTGGAAAGGTTTCCATCTACAAGCTCCGCTTCTTACCCTGAAACTGTTTCCGTTCTTCCCACGGCACCGCCGCCTGCTGGATCAGCCGGTTGATCTCCCGGCGCACCCGCTCGGCCATGATGTCCAGTATCCGCTCCGCGCCATCCGGACGCATCATCAACTCGGTGTACAGGTCCCGCTCGATCGATTCATTCATGGTGTGCGCTTCCATACCCGTTGCGGTGTGCTCGATATGGATCCGGAAATACACCTGCTTTCCGACGTGCCGGATATTCCCCAAGTCCACGTCGATGGAAAAATCACTGCACTTGCATTGCTTCCAGTCGATCACCGCCTACTCCTTTCTGAGCTCGATGCCGCCGCTGTGCAGGCCCGGCCGGTTTTTGGGAAAATCAAACCCGGACATCCAGCGAACCGTGTGCAGTCCGCCCTGGCCGTCGTCGTACTCAAATTTTTCACCCTGTTTCTGCACGGCGTCGAAAAACGCTTCCGCCGTGGTGACGTCCGCCGTCGGCATCAATTCAAAGCTCAACAGGAAACGCCGCCGCTTCACCCCGAGCTTCTGTACATACAGCGTGCCGCCCGCTGTTTCCGACGCCAGGTTATGTGGATAATCCGCCGGCTGGCTGTCCGGCCACACCGGATCCACCGACGGCTCCCAGGTGTTGGTCGGCGACGCCTTGGTTGGGTAATAAAAACCAATCATCCCTCACCCCTCCGGTCTTGCACGCGCTTGATCTCCTGCATGAGCACGTCGCGCACCCAGCGCCGGTCCATCTGCGTGCCCGGCGGTACGTTGATATTGATCTGGTCGATCCGCAAGCCGCCCTCGCCGGACCCACCGGAGCGGTTGCGGTCCGCGTCCGGCCGCGACAGCACCTGCTCGCCCTTGTGCAGGAAGATCGGACCGTCGCGGTGAACGAAAAACCGCCCCGCCGCCGCGCTCGGCAAATCGCCGCCGTCCCCCGCCGTCTCCGTGCTCACCAGCTCACCCGCGCGCTGTGTCTGAATGCGCACGACCTGCGTGATGGGCTTGTTGAACGTCTGCTCGAACTTCGCCCTCAGCTTCTGGGCTTCCTTCGCCGCCTCATCCATCTGCGTCGTGTCCACGATGGCTTTCAACTCTTTCAGTTTCTGATCGAGCTTATCCAAAGGCTCCAAACTCTGCTCGGCCGCCGTCTTGACCAGCCCCAACTGTTCATGCGTCTTTTTTAGATTTTCCGCCTGCGTCTCGATCAGCGTGTTGCGTTCCTTCTGGCGATCGATCAATTCTTTTTGCGCCTTATTCGCCAGGAAGACCGCTGTGCTCTCGGCGGAGCTGTTTTTATCCGCCGCGAGCGCGATCTCCTGAGTGCGCTTCAGGACCTCTCTCAGTTTTTCAATCCGGTCCTCCAGCGCCTGTCTCTGCTGTTCCTCGGTGGCGTCGCGCTGGAACAACTGCACCGGCTTCAGGTCTTTTCGAACCCGGTCCAGTTCCTCGCGCTGGATGCGCGCGTCGTCGAATCCCTTGATGCCGAGTTGAAACTGGAATTCGGAGAACGACTCCACCGTGTCCTTCAGCTCATCCCGGCCTTTCTTCAATTCTTCCACCAGCTTTTGCCGTTGCTGAAGGGCATCATCCTGGAGCTTCTGAATCTCACTGACCGCCGCTTTTTCCATAGAAAGGGATTCCGCTACCACATTGCGCTTGGCTTGCAGTGCCTGGATTTCTTTCTGAGTGGTTTTAACGAATGCCTCACCGATGGTTTCAATGTCAGGCTTCAAGGATTTCAGCCGATCCTGCAACGCTTTGAATGCGATCTTCTGTTCTTCCGCCGAAGTCTCGGCATGGCGGGCGATGGTGTCATACGCTTTCAGCAGGCGCGCCCGCTCGCGGTCGATGTCCTGCACGCCGAGAATCCTCCGGGCATCGACAATGGGATCCAGACGTTCCAGTTTTTCCTGCAAGGCCTCATAAGCCTGCCCGATCTGCTCACTGGATAACGTTCCGGAGGTCTCCAGCGTTTCAAACGCTTTGCGCAGGCTCTCCGCCTCTTTCTGCACATTGATCACACCCAGCGTGGTGTGCGCTTTATCGAGCGCCTTTGACATTTCATCAAGTCCCTCGGTTTGAGCGCCGATGGATTCGTTGGCCGCGTCCATTTTTCCCTTCATTTCTTCCTGGGCATCCGCCGCCAGCTTCGCCGCTTCGGCGTTGGAATCCTGCGCCGCGCGCAACTCGGATAAATTGGTGCGCGCATTCTTCAATTGCTCCTGGAGTTTTTTAAGTTCTTCTTTCTCCGCCTTCAACGCTTCCCGCGCGGCGTCGATCTTGTCCTTATTCAGGTCCAGATCGTCCTGTTCTGCCTTCACCTTTTTGATTTGATCCTGGACGGCCTTCAATTCCTCTTTGGTTTTTTCAATCTGACCGCGGGTGTCCGCCGTCTGCTCATTGAACTTCTGAATTTTCTCCTCAGACTTGGTCATTTCATCATTCCAGGACAACCAGATCGCCACCAGCGCTCCCACCGCCGCGACCGTCAACGTGATCGGGTTTGTGGCGAAGGCGAGTAGGGCGGTCTTTACAGCGGCCAACTTTGTCACTAATACCGGGAGGATTTTTGTCGTCAACAAAACCAATCCCGCCTCCATACTCGGTAGCATGCTGAGGACAAAAAACCCAGCGCCTGCGAATAAGGTTAAGCCGGTCGTCGCCGCGGCCAACACGGCAATAAACGCCTTTAAAGGCCCTGGGAACGAATTAAAAATATCGGCTAGAGCGGTCAACGCCTGCACCAGCAGTTTTAAGGGCGGGATAAATGTTGATCCGATGTCAATAAAGATCCGCTCCAACGCGGAGAACAACAGTTTCAACTGGCCTTGCAGGGTTTGCAGGCGGGCCTCCGCCTGGCGCGCCGCCTCGTTGGTGCCGGTGATCATCAACTCCATGTCCGCCAGCGCCTGTGATCCCTGCGCGATCAACGCCAGCATGCCGGGGCCGGCTTCCTGACCAAAAATCTTCATCGCGTCGGCCGCCTGGATTCCGGATCTTTGCAGTTGATCAATAATGTCCACAAACGGCCGCGTCTTGCCGTCGGCGTCCTGAATATTCAGACCCAGCTTCGCCATCACCTCGGCGGCTTCTTTCGACGGATTGAGCAAAGAACTCAATGCACCGCGCAGAATGGTGCCCGCCTGCTCGCCGCGGAAACCGGCGTTGAGCAGAAGGTTAACGGCGGCGGTCGTCGCCTCCAGCGAAAATCCCAGGGCGTTGGCCACCGGTCCCGCCTGCCGCAGGGCGAATGCCAGCGCATCCACCGTGGCCTTGGAATTCGAGGCCGCCGCGGCGAACACATTAGCCACGCGCTCGGCATCCGCCGCCGCTAGGTTGAATTGAGACAACGCGGCGGTGGTGGCCTGCGTGGCGAAACCGAGATCCACCTGTTGCGACGCCGCCAACGCCATGACGCCGGGAAGCGACTCGATGATCTCCTGGGTTTTTTGGCCGGACTGTGCCAGGAAGAGTTGAGCCTCAGCGGCTTGAGACGCGGAAAAGGAACTCTTCGCGCCCATGTCCAGCGCCGCGTCGCGCAGGCGATGCATGTCGTCTTCCGACGCCTGCGACACTGCGCGCACGTTGGCTATCTGTTGCTCAAAGTCCGCCGCCTGGGCAATCGCCCCGCCCAGAAACCCGGCGCCGATCGCGCCGGTGACCAGTAGGGCTTTCCCGATGTCCCGCAACTGCTCTTTATTTTTCTGCGCAAACTCGCTGACCTTCTTTATTTCACCACGCACGTTCGCCAACACCTTCGACGCGAAGTCTTTGGCGCGCAAAATAAGGTTGAGTTCGGTTGCGGTTTCAGCCACGGGGTTTATCCTGTTTTTTCCGTTCCGCTTCGTCGTGCTGGTGGATGACGTTTCCGATCACATCCACCGCGCGCATGAACTTTGCGGTCTGGTCGTAGATCCCGCCCGGACCGGGCAGGTATCCGTTTTTGTAATGGTTGTAGGCTCCGATCATGATGATGATCTCCGGGTTGGCTACCGAGATGGGGCAGAACGGTATATGCTCGCCTTGCATCACAAACCGGCTGAACCCCTTCGATCCGTCGCAGTCCTGGTGGCGGCAGGTCTCACAGCTCAATCCCGCAAGCCTGCCCGCCACCACCAGCCTCAGTTTTTTTCCTCGCCCTCCGACATCTCACTGCCGTCGATGATCACGTTCGCCAGTTCCCGCCGGACGCTGGGCGGGATGGCATCGAAGTTCTCAGGACGCGGCTTGCCGTTGTTCTCCCGGAACGGGATCTCGTTTCCTCCCTTGTCCTGGAAGTTGCGCCATCCGCGCAGACCGTATTCCAGAGCCTGGAGCACCTTGGACCCAGAACGGAAGCGAAGCGATGTGTCGTCGCCTTTGCTGGACACTGCGCCCTCCACCGCCTGGTCTTCCATCTTCGCCGCCTGCCGCGCATCCATGTATTTCAGGATAAAAACCGTCTGCGCCTCCTCCGGCAGGTCCCGGTCACATTTCGGCACGTATTCGAAGGTCGCCGATGGATCGATTGCTTTCATAATGTTTCTTCCTTTCTATCCCCCTCTCCCCTTGAGGGAGAGGGATGGGTGAGGGGGTATTAGTAAAACTTCAGCGCCAGCTCGTCGTCGCCGCTGTTCTGCGCCAGCGTCAGCGGGACGTCGTAGATACGCACACCGTCACGCGCACCGCCGGTCAGCTCGCGGTATTGAACCTTCGGCGCAGTGATGTCGATCTTCGCTCCAGCCACCGTACCGATCGTCATCGACAACGCACCCTGCGTCGCCGCCTTCCACTTTGCCCAGAAGTCGTGCGTCGCTTCCTTCACCTGCTCAGGGTTCATCGAGCCCTGCGTGTCGCGGCCGGTGACAAGGAACCCGACGACGCCGGTGGCGGCATTCACCGAGTTGCGCCGCGCGATCTCGTTGGCCAGTTCCACCGCGAACGCCTGGATGGCCCCCTGGTACGAATGGACTGACATGCTGATGCCGTTCAGGATGGGCGGTTGTTCAGCGTTAAACACCGCGCCGCCGGGGATGTCCGCATCCGTCGGATCAACATACAAACCCCGGAACGTCCATTCGATGGTGCCGAACTGCCCGGCCTCACCGTTGATGCGCATGTTGCCGACCGCCCCCAGGAGCTTGTGCAGAAGGCCGTCGTTGTACCAGTAGAGGGTCACGCTTTTAAGAGAACTGGAAACCGGGTTGTAGGTGATGTCACCGTCTCCCGCGCCCCCACTCGATTCCGCCGTGAACGTGGGATTCATTCCGCACGCCTGCAAGAGCGGGTCGATTTCCGGTATGTCGCCTGCACCGCCCGCATTGGCGGTGCCGGATCCCTTCAACTCCGTGCTGAACGTCAGCTCGCTTTCTTTGAGCCCGATCACGTGCGGCAGGGGAGACAGCGACGATCGCTGGAACTCGCGCCGCAACACTTCACCCGTCGGGCGCACCTGGGGGTTGTTCACCAGGATGGCATCGGTGGCAGGCGCGGGAACCGGATCGGTTCCATAGGTCACTTCCACCTTCGCCAGCAAAAGGCTTCGTTTTTCGAGGAAACTCAAGAGGCACCTCCTTCCTTAACGGGTTTGGCGGCCTTGCTTTTGTCCGCGTTCGCCGCCTGTTTGCGCGGCTCGGCTTTTTTGAATACGGGTTCCGCCGATTGGTGATTCATCACCATCGTTTTATTGGTTGCGGTGAACTGGTTTTTTTTACTCATACTGTCTCCTAATCGACGAATTGCAGTTCAAAGGTGGCCTGCCAGACCGACAGGGTTTTTGTGGTGACCACCGGGCGGCGGCTCAGCAACGCCATGCTGGCCACTCCCGAAAGCCCCAGCGTGTTTTTGTGCAGGAGTGACTTCACGTCATTCAACATTTCATTAGTCCCACCGGTGCCGGTTTTAGCCTCCACGCCGGAGCGCAGGTTTTTGGCGGCGACGATCACGGCGATGCGCATCCGGTCCATGTACGTCCGGTTTTGCGTGACTTCGCTAAAATCATCGTCGAGGTACGCGACGAAACAAACCGGGAGCGGTCCCAGGTTGCGGTCCAGATCCTCGATATCGAACTGCGAATCGAATTTCTCGAACCGCTTGCAGTAGGTGTTCAGCGGCGCGGCATTCAACGCCGCCACCACCGCATCCTCCACCTGGTTGATCGTCGGCATAATCAAAACCCTTTCATCTGATCGCGGCCGAACAGACGGTCATCGCTTTTAATGTTCACCTCATTGCGTGTGCTGTCCGGCGCGGGCGTGTCCACCCCCAGAGTGACCACGCCCTTGGCGATGTCGCGCAGGTAGCGAATGGCGTCCTCGTAACGCTTCACCACGTCTTCCGGCGGACCCTGCCGCCGCCCGTGCAGGCGGTACACGGCAACATCGACGGTGATCGTCTTGATGATATTGGGCACGGTTGCCAGCGGCGTGTCGTAACGCGTCGCCAGATACCCGTCCACCGTGCCCTCGGCATCGGCGATCATGCCGTCGATCTTGGTGTCATCCTCGGATCCTGTATTGTTGTCGTCTGTCAGGGCGACCAGGTCCGCAAGCGGCACCAGCTCCAGCAGATCAGCTTTGGCGATGTAGTTGCCCATCACTCATCCGGCGTGGGGTTGGACAGCTTTTCGAGGACCGCATCGACCAGGGCATTCTTGTTCGGCGCGGTGACCTCGTACTTTTCTTCCAGTTGAGCGATGGTCATTTTCATCAGCTCATCGCGGCTGGTAATACCATCGCCGCCGCCTGCTTCATCGTCCGTACCGGACACGTCGCCGCTATCGACGCGGTATTCTTCCGGCACATCCTCATCCGGCATCTCGACGATGTTCATACGCGGATCCTCCCGCATCGCCTGCACCTGCTCTTTATTCAGGCTGTCTTCCGGGTAAAACTTCGGTTGCACCGTGTGCGGAATGCCTCCCCGGTAGTACCCGTCACGATGACAGTTGATTTTGTAGTACATGCTCAGCTCCTTCTCAGTTCAGGATTCAGTTTGACCCGGACCGGGTTTCCCCGGTCCGGTTGCAGGTCGATCAGCCCGGATCAGGATCAGGCCGCGCCGGTAGAACCGTATGCCAACTGCGGCAGGGCATACGCCGCCGCGCCGCGCGATTCAACGCCATACTTGTACTCGCGCTTGTTGAACACATCGTCGGATTCCATCGTCGTTTGCTGGACGAACACCGGTGCTTTACGCTCCTGGAAGATGAACGGTTTCACCGGACGGTTGGTCACCAGCAGAAACCACGCGGTGTCGCTGGTCAGCCGGCCGTCCACAACCACCTCCGCCGAATTCTTGTACGGGTTCGGCTTGCCGTCTTCCAGCCGGTCGTTTTTCATCAGCGCATTGGCGGTATCTTCCAGCGCCGGCGGCACCATCAACTTGTCCGGATTGAGGTTCAGCGCACGCCCCTCGTAATCCTTCATCTTGCGGATCGCCGTCCGGCCTGCGCCGAACGAGGCCTGCGCGTTCGCCAGGGTGTCGAACTTGAGCGCCGCCGTGCCTTTGTTGGAGTACAGCGTGCCGGCGTCGTCGCCCAGCGGGTGATCGGTGTCGAAGAAGTTCTGACCGTCCCAGCACAGGGAAGTGAATCCGTCGTTGAGCAGGGGGATGACGATCTCATCCGGCCACTGCTTGGCGCTGAAACCGGCTTCCTGCGCCATCGGTCCATAGATGCCGAGCTGATCATCCTCGATGTCGTTTCGGTCCACGCCCACCGTGGCCTCGTAGTCCTTGTTGATCACGGAATTCGCGTGGGCGATCATGTTTTTGATGTGCTTATCACCGATCCATTCCCGCATTTTCGGGAACCGTTCGAGCCAGTTGTACTCGTTCGACTTGCCGGTCGATGTCACCTTCATGGCGATCTTGTCCCAGATCACCGGCGCGGCGTCGAACGCTTTGTTGAATGTGGTTTTCAGGTTGATGAAAACCGCAGTCAGGGTGGATTTGTTTACGAGCATTGCGTTCTCCTTTTTGCGATTCGATTTATTTTCATACCGGTATCACAGGCTTTTCAGTTTAGCCTTAGGACCCCATGACTCCGGCGTTTTTGAGGGACGTCAGGATGTTGTTTATGGCGGTCTTGTTGGCGTTTGCCAGGTCCGCGATGGCCTGCACTTCAGCCTCAACATACGAGGCGGATATATCGGCCGCGGCGTTGGCCTGCGACACGGCGGCAACCACAGCCGCCATGCGCGCCGGTGCGCCGATCCACACCCATGCCTTGGTGGCGCTTTCGACGGCGACGATCATCCCGGCGACGATCTTGTTAGTCGTCGCGGCCACCTGCACGGTCTGGTCGTCGGCGATGTACGCCGCCTTACCCACATCGGCATCCGTCAGGCCGGAAGACGTAAATAGGAACACCCCTTCCTCGGTCTCGATGTTTTTCGCGCTGTTCGCGCCGGCGGAGTTGTCCACCTGCTCACGCGCCATGCCGCGCACCCTCAACCCGGCGGTATCGGCTCCGGGAACGGCGAGGCCGGACGCGTCCAGGCACACCATCGTGCCCATGAAAATTTTCGTGGACGCCTTCACGGGATCGCTGTGGATCTCGTTCTTGCGCCGCTGAGTGTTGCGGTCTGCGGTTGCGGCTGTCATGCGTTTTCCTCCAGTTGGAATTTAGGTTTTATCTGTTCTGTTTTTTTTCAGCGATGGTTGAACGGGACTACGCCGGGATCTTTACGCCGCCGAACTTCACCAGGTCATCCTTGCTGTTGCCGAACTGAGCGGCCACCAGCTCCGTCGTCTCATCCACCCGTGCCAGGTCTTCCTTCGGCGCGTCCTGCGTCTTGTCCAGCGGCACCACGCGGGTTGCCTTACTGACGAACACCTTGAACCCGGCCTGGTCACGCTTCGCATAATCCAGAGCCCAGTCCTTTTGATCGGCGGTGATCTTCCCTTCCTTCATCGCGCCGCTCACCAGGGTTTCCGCTTCCATGCCGGCGAGCTTGCCTTCCAGCGTGGCAATCTTCTTTGCCGATTCACCGTCCGCGCCATGCTTCATTGCCAGGATGGTGGCCTCGGCTTCCGACACGCTGGCGTCGTCTTTCAGTCCGAGCGCGGTGACCAGAACCTTCGGAACCGATTCCTGCTCTCCGGGGTTCTTTGCTTTCGCCTGGAGCGTTTCAATCTCCTGCTTGATCTCCGGCTCCCTGGCGTCATCTTTCAGGCCCAGCAGTTTCAAAAACTCCGATCCTTTGGCCTTCGCCTGAAGGGTTTCAAGCGTCGTCACGATTTCGGAATCGGGAGCGTCTTTTTTCAAACCCAACAGCTCCAGAATTTTTGCCTTCAGTTCCATGATGGTCTCCTTTTGGAATAGGTGTTTCGTTTTGGCCGCCACCGGCACCATGCCGTCGATGGCCGGGTCGTTGGTCAATGCGGCACTGTGCAACTCCTCCGGCTGGAACACGCCGCGTTCATCCTTCTTGCGGGACAACAGCACCGGAGACAGGTACCTGTACTCACGGCCCTCGATGTACTTGCGCCCGCGCTCGGTCCACTCCACCTCGGCCCACAACCCGCGCTCGCCTTCATTGATGAGTGACTTGATCCAGCCCGCGGCCGGAGCCTGGACTCCATCCAGCGTCTGGTGCTCGTAATCAACCACCAGGTCATTCGTGCGGCGGTTGAATTTTTCAATGATGCGTTGCACCGATTCGGCGGTGATCGAAAAACGCTTCCCATTTCCATCGACGAATTCCCCGATAGGAACGATCTGGATTTTCTGGATGGAAGATTTTGAAATCTCATTGACGTTGACGATGAGCAGGTCGAACAACATGTCACACTCTCCCCGTGAGGTAATCGTTTCCGATGGCGCGGATTTGTTCCAGGTCTTCATCCTGAATCACCAGGTACGGCCGCGCCGGGATGTGCACTGTTTTTCCCCGGCCGGCCTTTCCGCCGAACTGGTGGATCGCGGCATAGGGAAGATTGGTCCCGACCACCAGTTCCTCGCGCCGCACCTGATAATTGATCGATGACATGAGGTGCCCCTGGTCGATCAGGATTTTCTTTCCGGCGAGGCGCTTCTCACCACGCTTTTTGAGTCCGCCACGCTTTTTGAAAAACTTCCCACCCTTCTTCCCCAGGCTCCCGAACAGGGTGAGGACGCTCAATGGACGCCACCGCCGCGTGCCGCCACGCCAGTCCCCCGCCTCCCGGTACCGCCCGCCGACCTCGAAGTTGCGCATGATTGAGGCCACCACCAGGGCCCCCACCTCTTCCAGGAAGGGCGTGGGGTCGCGCCAACGGCGCAAAACAGCGTCCAACACCTCAATCACTTGCGAGTCATCGACTTCAAAAAATGCGTCTTCGTTTGCCATGTTTCTCCGATGGTGCTAAATTATTCACATGGGTCCGGGATGCGTCCCGGATGTAGGCATCAAGCTGAGGTTCGCAAAGGGTGGGCCGCGTTCCCCAAACCCTGCGGCGGATGACGTGGGCTGATCGCGGGAGCCCATAGTCTCCTCACCGCCTACCCCATACCAGCAGTCCACGCCTTAAGTTTTTCTGCCCGGTTTTACTCCCCCGGAAAAAATCGAAACCCACCCACTTTCCGTTTTCGACCTCGGCAATCAAACCGAGCGTTCGTTTCTTATCCAGCTCCACCATCTTCACGTACCGCTGACGCAGGCGCACCTGCCCGGTCGATTCGTTTTCCTCAAACCCGGTCCAGATTTCATACGGCTCTTCGATGGTTTCCTTGATCATCGGAAAATACTGCTCACGCCCATCCAGGCGCTTTGCCGGATTCTCCGCAATGTGATCCGCGATTCCCTGGTTGACGCTCACATGATTCCCGAACGGGTCTTTGAACGTCGCTTCTTCACCGCCAATGGAGTCGCGCAGGATGGCGCGCATCTCCTCCACATCTTTTGCCTTCCCAACCGGCGTGGCCTTCGGCTTGTCCACCGGGATATCGTCCGGCCGGCCGAATGATTCCGGTCCCCGCGAATCGAGCTGCTTCCATCGTCCGCGCGCGCCTCGGTCCGCCAGGCTCTTCGTTTCCACCTGCCCCCAGGCGGCTCTGCCGGGGTTGTAATCCCACAGCGGATCGATGCCGACGGGGATCCGCTCCACCGATCCGGTCTTTGGGTTGCGCCAGGCGTAGGTGCCGTCATCCGGCGCGCGGTCCGAAACCGTCAGGCCGTCCCGTTCCAGCTCCCGGCGCGACACGGTGGTCACCTTGCATTTACATCCCCACCCATTGGGCGGCATGTGAGACGACCACCAGGGATCGTCGATGGGTAAAATCGTTCCGTTCCAGGACAGGTGTTGCGGCCGCGGCTCCGGCGACAGGCCCCCGATGTAACGCAGGTAGGGACGCCGCGCCTTCGTCTTCTCGATCTGTGCCCAGCTCCCGGCGGAATACGCGGTGCGCAGGTTCGTATTGAAAATCACCTGAGACCGCCAGCCGCGCTCCCCCTTGTAATTCCAGCCGTGCTTTTTGATGATGGCGTCGAAGTCCTTACGGAAATCGTTCAGCGTCCGGCCTTCCTCGATGGCTTTGCGGATGGAGGTTTGAAAATCCACCAGCAGTTCCTGTTTCATCGCACCGGCCACCACAAAGGCCCGGCTGTGCATGCCGCGCTGGATATCCGTCCAGGTGCGCGTCGGCAAGGGCACCTTTCCCCGGAAAAACCGGATGGCTTCGTTGAACGGGAGCTTTTCAAAGGCAACCGGCATCACTCACGCTCCTCTTCCGGCAACTGCTCAAACCGCCCTGACAACTCGGCGGCGATCAACGCCTGCTCAATGACCCCGGCCAGGCGGTCCGTTTCCATATCGCCGAACGCTTCGATCAGGTTCCGCCGGAACTCTTCCAGGTCGCTCGACCGGCCCATCACCTCGCGGATCGGTTCCACCAGCCCGTCCATTTCCACCGAACGCATGAGGCGGTCGGTGAACCCGTCCAACGTATCCTGCCCGCCGGGCTTCGGTCCGGCGTTGACGTGATAACCGCAACCGGGGCACGCGTGATGTTTGTTGGCGGAAGCTTCCGGATCTTCACGGCCTGGCGGCGGAGAAAATCCACCGGCGCGCGGCTCCAGCACGTCCTCATCTTTTTCCGGCTTTGGAATCTGAAACTTGTCGTAGTAATGATCGGCGGAGATGCGGAGGCCGCTTTCCAGGTGAACCCTGTACCGCTCGGCCTCAGCCTTCAAGTCGCCGGGATCTTCGTATTCGAGCCGGAACCAGGGCAGAGGCTTGTCCCAGCCGAAATTGAATCCGACGAGCGGTTGAATCAGATCACGGCGCATGGATTTCGATACCTGCTCGCAGTCGTCCCGCAGAATGTCATCCTGGACATCCTTGTGGACGTCGCCCAGGGAGCGCGCGCCGCGATCCCCCTGCTCGGTGGTGAGGGTCTGGCCCAGCACCGCCTTGCTGATTTCCGCGTTGCAGAAATCGGCGAGCAGTTTGAACAGGTTCGTGTTGCCGGACTGTTGAGCCGCTTCGATGAATTCAATCTCGGTGCTCTTGGAAATGATGCCGGCGGCGTCACTGCCCAGCGCCCGCACCGCGCTGATCAACGCGTCCTTGTCCTCTTTCGTTGCGCCCGGATCGTACCGGCCCAGCCGGAGCGGCATCCCGAACACCTCGCCGAACGCCACCCACGCCTTGATGTCGTAGTTCTTGAACAGGTACATCCAGGTGACGACGCGCAGGACACCCTGGCGCACCGGGTGCCCTGACTTGGCCTTGTGGATATGGAACAGGAACTTGAACGGAACCAGGTCGATGCCGTTGGCGGGTTCGTCCCGCGTCAACAGCCGGGGCGTCAACTGCGCCTCGGGCCAGATGAACCGCTTCGGCTCGATGCGGCTGAGATGCTTGATCACGTTGCGGCCGCCGTCAACAGCCCAATTCAACTCCAGCGAGGAGAACCCTTTGCCGATGGCGTCGGTGATGTCTTTCAGGTTGTCCTCGAAATCCGGGAGCGCGTTGATCTGTTCCTCAACGAATTCCGCGATTTTAACGTCCTCCGCCTCCTGGCTGAACGGCATGACGTTGAACTTGAGGCCGGTCAAGGCGCCGCGCCGCTTCCCCAGCACGCTCATCAGGTGCGTGTCCTTCTCTTCCATTTCCTCGAACAACTCGAGTTGGCGGCGCGGATGACCCGCATCGGCTTCCTTCAGGATCTCCGCCAGGCGTTTCGGAGTCAGACCATGCGACGGATAATCGGTGTAACGGTCCTCAACCTGAGCGACGGCGAGGGTGCGGTCGATGATGGGTTTGCCCGCGGGTTTGATTTCACGCCCAAATGCGTCGAACAACTGGATCATCACCAGGCCCCTTTCGTTTCCATCATGCGTTTCGACACCGATTCATACTCCGTTTCCCCGCCTGAAATATTTTTCACCGCGTGCCACAACATCAGGCCCGCGATCGCGGCGTCGCCGTGACGCTGAACGCCGTCGATGGTTTTGGGCTTGTATGTGTCCGGGATTTTCGGCACGCCCTTCACCTGTTGCACGGCGCGGTGGTCCGCCAGAAATTCGTTATGGCGCGGCACCAGGATTTCCCGGTCCTCATACGCCGCCTTGTACTTCGGGAACGCCTCGCGGTAAAAACTGTCCGACGCCATCACCTGCGCGATCCGGCTTTCGCCGTACCTCTGCATGGCCACCTCCGCCAGGTACTGACCGTTGCCGCGCGCATCCAGCGCGCCGCCCATGAAACGGGGCAGGTGGTCGATGACGGTAAACAAAACCTGTTCCTGTTGCTTGAACGGAATGTTCGCCAGCTCCACCACAAACGGCATGCGGTACACCAGGCGCTCCGATTCCTGCGCCGGCGCGATCACCGTCAGGTTGCTGGTGCGCCCGAAGTCTTCACCCAGCCAGCACCGGTACCCTCTCGGCATGGCTTCCAGCAGAGGCAATAGATTTTCCTCGCACCAGTCCGCGCAGTCCTTCTGCCGCGCCAGCTCGGAAAGCTGGGCGAACGCGGGCTTGCGCTGGTAGCGGAGGACCGGAATCGACGGATCCATGCACGACTCGATGAGCGCCGACGGGAAGTAATTTCCGGCGGAACTTTTCGGCACCACAAACAATTCCTCCTCGGCATCGTCGCCGTACATGGCGACGATCTTGTCCCGCCACGCTTTCTCACCGTCCTCGGACCACTCTTCATCGAGCTTGAGACACACGCGCCGGTACAGGCCTTCCTGGATGGCGTCGTCAAACGCGATGCGGTGCAGGGAGTAGGGCAGCTTGCCCGCGCGCACCTGTTTGACTATCTCGTTGAAATACGACTCGTCGCCGTTATGCGTGGAAATAATCCGCACCTCGCCGCCCCACATGAGCAGCGCCATCGCCGCCTTGATCATGCCCGGCAGGTCCTCCATGAATGCGGCCTCATCGAGCGTCACTCGCCCACGTTTGCCGCGCATGCTAGAAGGACGGGAACTGAGCGCGGTGATGCGGTGCCCGGAATCGAAACGGATGCGATACGTCTGGATCGCTTTCTTTTCGTCGTCGTCCTGGAACAGAAACTCTTCCACATCGCCGGCCGCCAGGCTGAACGTCTCCGCCCAGCCGGCGCAGTCGTGAATGAACTCTTCCGCCATGTCCTTGTTGTAGCCGACGTACCAACAGTCCCGGCCATCCGCGCGCCCGGCGGTCAACACATCGTCCGCCGCCTCTGTCCAGGTGAAACCGATCTGGCGCGACTTCTCGGCGAGCTTCACCGGCGACGCGTCCTCAATCCACCGCTTCTGAAAAGGCAACAGCACCCCGCCTTCGCGCGACACGTCATAGGCTTTCGGCTGCACGGTGATGGTCATGCCTTGATGCCGAGAATCTGTTTGTTGATCTGATCGACGGTGTCTTTCGACAGGCCCTTCGACTTCGCCAGCTTGCCCACTTCTTTCGCGGCGGCCTTGATCTTCTTATCGACTTCGCGTTTGAGAGAGATCTTCGCGCGCTCGCGCACCGACGACGACGACTGCAACTTCGCCAAGGAGATGGCGATCGATGCCAGGGCTTTCGGGTTCAGCGCCTTGTCGGGATCTTCCGGGATCAGGATCCCCATGATCTCGTTGAGCACCAGGTTGACCGCCGCCTCTTCCAGAATCAGACCTTCACCCTCCGCATTGCGCACGATCTCGCGCGCCTGGTCTTTGGCGATCTTCGACCGCTCCAGCTTCGCCAAGAAGCCCGGCGTGTAGCGTGACAGGGAGCTGTCGGAGGGCACCTGGTCTTTCTTAATCACGCCCTGCGCCACCAGCTCGTCGAGATGCTCGATAATCTGCTCGTAGGTCTTGCCGTCCAGGAGCAGGCTGTGCACCGTGTCCCGCACCTCTTGCGGTAACTTGGAAACTTTGCTGTGTTTTCGACGGGCCATATCAGCTCAGTCCGGGGTTGACGATACCGGGATCCGGCTCGATGTTGCCTTCGAGCAGATCCACGCCTTTTTTCGTGATCTTCGCCAGGTATTGCGCCGTGGTGTATTCCTTGTACTCCGGCTTGATAAGCTGAAAGGCGAGGTACCCTCCATCCTGCAGGTAGCGCAAATGCCCCTGGATTCGGCTGACCGTCAGCTCCGTGAAGATCTGCGCCAGCACGTTGTCGCCGATGGGTTCCGGCAGGTTCCGGTACACCACCCGCAGCACCTCGCCGCGCTCAATTTTGTTGCGTTGGGTTAAGCTCATCGTTCCCTCGTTCCGTTTTTATGACTGTCAGGATCCGGTCGATCTTGAGTTCCAGCGTCGATGCGTTGCGGATCCAGTCGTCGCGCATGACGAACTTTTCGGGCAGCCGCGAGCGGAATTCCCAGAACTGTTTTTCCAGGTCCGCTGCGCGGATTTCCGACTCCTCCCGGTAGTCTTCAATTTTTTTTTCCAGCTTTGTGAAGTCCTGGTCGATCTTGCCTTCCAGCTTTGCGAAGTCCTCCCGGTTCCGGTCGGACAATTCAGCGATTCGCTTTTCGATGCTCTTCAGCAACCGCACCACCAGCCAGCCAACAATCGTAAACAGCACACCGACGGCCGCGATCAACCAAGGATTCAACAGCCGGAGCGCCTCATCGGAAATCGTCAAAACACCATCTCCCGGATCCACAGCGTGAACAGTAAACAACTAAGAATAATTGCGAGCGGTGCCCGGATCATCATCCGTCCCCGCTAAGATGCCGGCGTGATGTCGACGTAGTATTCCTTACCCGGCTCCGGGTGCTCCCCCTGGTACTTCGCCGAAACGGTCATATCCAACGACCCCATCGGGGTGAATTCCCAGAATTTAGAATTCTCGTGATTCGGGTCTTTATCGTGATACACCGGACGCATAACCCACTGAACATTCCCATCCTCATGCCTGAGCACGTTGTCACAGATAAATTTTGCTCGGGTTTTCATCGCTTCTCCTGGTTGGGTTTGAATTCGAATTTTCGCTGGAGCACCTTAGATGCCGAGGCTTACGGCGCCGCCGGAAATTTCTCCAGGTATTCACGCACGCCCTTGATCAACTCCTTGCGCTCCTCGGACCGCGCCTGCTCGACTTCCTTGTATTGCGTCTGGGCATGGGTAGGATCGACTTCCGACGCGTTGACGTTGAACTTCACCTTGCGGCAATCGTCGTCCAAGGTGATCGTCATTTTCATGCCTTCCCCGCGCGCCGGGCTTTTCACGTGCACCCAGCAGTCATCCATGAAGCTGTCATACCGCTCGGTGGCGCCCTCGGCGTTTTTCACCGGGTAGGCCTCATGCTGGATGCGGGCTTCCACATCGGACTCGGGCACGCCCATCAACGCGCATGCCGGAAGGATGGAAATCAGGATCAGCAGAATCGTCGCTTTGAATTTCATAAAGCCTCCTTTTTCGAATCAGACAGCGACGCCACGGCGGCGCGCGCGGCGCCCAGACCCAGCCCTTCCAGGAGGAGCTGGAGGTGCGGGCTGGCGACAAATTCCACCAGCCCCATGTCGCCGGTGATCAGGTTCACCAGCGCGACCAGCACCATTAATACGCTGACGATATACGCCTTCTTACCCTTGAGTTTTTCCCGGAACTGCAACATCTGATCACCTCCGTTTTTATTAAAGGACCCAGGGGGCGCTTGCGCGCCCCCGTTCTCTCCCGCACGGCCTTTAGGGAGGCGGCGGGTCAGCTCCGCCCCCGCGGAATTCCTAATTGCAGATCCACGCGCCCAGCGCCCAGCCGATGGCGTGGAAGACGATCATGCCAATGCAGAAATCGCTTTTATTGATGTGGTATATGCGCCTCTCCAGTTAAAGTTCCAGGCGGGAAGGGCGGGCGAACCCGCCCTCCTCCAGGCAGGGTGTTACATAGAGCTCTCCATGTATCGAAGTGATGGTAAACCCCCACAGCTATTTCTCTAGCAACCACCAGACGATACAACGCGCGCGCGGAAGGCGTCTTGTGAAGCACTTCACAAATTTTGTGTTGGGATTTACAGGTAAGGAGGGGGATTACTACCGGGGACGCCAGTCAAACATCATGGTCTGGCGCGGATCGCATTGCACGATCTCCCGGATCTGGCGGGTGGTGAGGTCAAACTCCTGGGCTAAATCATCATGATTCCGCCCGGTGAATTTTTTTTGGATCACCCGATTTCTGGCATCGAGTAACGCTTTTTTGATCTTCCTAAAATATTCCTGTCTTCCATCAAAATATTCCCAAACGACGAGGGTGTTTTCGAGGCCGATTTCCCCCGCCAGCTCGTCAAACGGCGCGGGAAGGTCTTCAAGCTCAATTTCAGCCATCCATGCATACTTAAACCGTTTAGTTTTGGCCTCTTTCTTCATTCTGTCATTCCAACAATCAAGAGTGGTTCCCTTCTTCCCCCCCTAGGGGGGCAAGGAGGGAACCACCCGATTCAGTCTCTGGCGTCTTTGCCTTCACCGACGGATTCAGCCTCATCACCGGGATTCGTTTGTTCCGAATTATTGTCACGCTCGGAATCGCGGATGTATTCCCACTTTTCTTTGACCTTCCGAATTTCCCCCTCGCTACGCAGTTCATCCAGGATGCTTTTATAGCGGTCCGTTTTTCCCCGGCACGCATCGCGGATTTTTCTTTGGGTCACCGGCACGCCCTGAGCTTCAAGAAATTCGAGGATGCGGTTTTTCAGGTCCAGCTCCTCCTGGCCCTGAGCGTCAATTTCATAGCCTGGGTTGCCGTTGCGGTCCGTCAAGCGCAGGGCCACAGGATCGGCGGACTTACTGTGACGGGACAAGAAACTCATGCTGGTGCGGTCGCCCTTGCGTTCCATGAATATGTAGTTGTCGCCGAAGCTGAGTAGAGCCCCGGAGCCGCGCATCGACCCCGAATCCTTTTTAGCCATGTGATGAGAAATACAAGCGGCGGTGTTGGTTTCGCGGGCCAGGTGATCGATCCAGCACACCATCGGCCCGATATCCGCCGCCCGGTTTTCGTCGCCGCCGAAACATTCAGCAAGAGGGTCAAAGATCATAAATGCCGGGGCCAGCGTTTGAACCAGCCGCTCGATGTTTTCCTGGCAATCTCTTTCATCGAGTCTCAGCAGGCTGGCCTTCAGACAATAAATGGGCAGGGCTTTGTAATCCAGGCCGCGCCGTGCCGCCACCTGCTTGATCCTTTTATTGAGTTCCGCGTGCGGACCTTCGGGCGAATAGATCACCACCGGACCCTGCCGGGTCTTGAAAGTTTCCAGGAAGGGTTGACCGGAAGCTATGGAGACCGCCATATCGACCAGCACCCAGGTCTTCCCCGTCTTGGGCATCCCCGCCAGCATGCCGGTTCCGCCCTCGATCCAGACGTTCTCAATCAACCAGCGGGTTTCGTAGTGCTCATCAACACCCTGACCAGCCCTCACGAGCTTGAGTGATCCAAAAACGAGATCATCATCTGGCGCCGGAGCCGGTCCCGGTCCCGGTTCGATCAAATTCTCTGCGTTATCTTGAGGCGCGGCCTGATGTGCGGCCTCATCCTGGGCTGGGGTTGCTTTAGGTTCCTTGTCGCCTTTAAAAAAACCGAACATATCCAATAATCACTTTCCGCTTGAGAGGGTTGAATTCGAAATAACCCACACCGCAGGGAGCGGGTTGTCGTGCTGAATGGTTTCGAGGAGCCTGACTAAATACTTCCAGTCCTTATCCGATAGAATGATCAGGGCGATGCCCGGAGTCTCGCCGGTGCGGATGGAATAAAATTTCGACTGACCGACGGCCTCCGCCCACTTGTGCGCCCGTTCCACCTCCACCGCATACCTGCCGGGGATCAGGCAGTCCACCCGGCCGCCGTCCACCACATATTCCATGACACCGCCGTGCTGGTCACAAAACACCCGGTTGTATTCACTTTCGGGTTGGGAGATTGCATCTCCTGTCTCCCAAAATGGAACGAGCAGAATCGCAAAAATGAAGAGGGCCTGAAAGGTGCAATCAGAATTCCATCTCATGCCTGCGCCTCCATATCTCCCTCTCCCCTCGCGGGAGAGGGTTGGGGTGAGGGGGAACGAATGTTTTCGATCGCCTTCAAGATTTTCCCCACCTGGTGGTCCTCGATGAACCTGAGGCCGGATACCTGAAACCGGCGTTGCAAAAACCGGCGCAGGGCGACTTCGTTTTTCTGTTCAATGTTTGGGTGCGTCATCCACGTCGCCTCGATCTTACGGAGCTGGGCCGGGCTGGCCATGCCTGGCCGACCGGCCAGTCCCTGGAACCGCAGGGCCATGCCCTGCTTTTTCTGTTTGCGCCTACGCGGCTTCCATCCAAGTTGCCTGAAATGATCCAGCACCTGTTCAGCCTCGAAGTCGGTCAGCAGAGCGGCGCTTTCCTTGCCCTGCGAGTTGGCGCGCAATACGTCCCCGTACTGCGTGTCATCGAGGCCCAGGTCCTTTTTCGCAATGTGGATTTTCGCCAGCGTGTTGCGGTCAGGCATGCAGGTCCTCCAGCTTTTTATCGGCGGCGGCGTTGGGTCGGGGTTCAAACCGCACCACCACCAGATCCTCGCAGACAGCGTAACGCCACTCGTTGAAATACACCCACCAGCTCCGAAACCCCGACTTGATGAGCATCGGCGGACGCCATCCAATAGAATCCATAAACCAAAACCCTTCATCGATGTAGTCCTGATCCGTCATCTCACTGGTGTTTTGGATAAAAGGTGTCTCGGTGACGTAAATACCGCCGATGCACACACCTTTGAAACGCGGATTGCGATCCCAAGCCGTGTGCTCAAAATCCAGCTTGAGCCGGTCCATCGTCTGAGGCTTCCAGTTGCGCCGTGTCACGGTTTTTTGTTTCGCGCAGAACGCAGGCCAGGTGTACCACATCGAAATATTCATTGACTGTTTCCATTAACGATAGCACGCAATTCTTTACCAGGGTGGAACAGGATGCCGGTGCTGGGGGGCATATGCACGGCTTCCCCTGTTTTGGGATTGCGGGCACGCCGGGCGCGCCGCGCCGATGTCTTGAACGTGCCGAAACCGCGAATCTCCACCCGGCCATCCTGAGCAAGGCCCTGCATGATGGCTTCGCAGAACGAGTCCACCGTCCGGCAGGCGTCTTTGAGCGTCATCTCGTAGCCGTATTTCCGGCATTCGTGCAGTACATCTTTTGCAAGGTCGTCTCGTTTCACAGCGTTTCCTCCTCATCATCCAGCCACTCCAGGTCCGGGTCTTTCGGGTTCTCCCGGCGCAGGCGCTCGGCTTCGGTTGCGGTGACTTTGAGTTTATGTTTGGGTTTCCCGGTTTTGGGCTTGCCGGGGCCGCGCCGCCGGATCGGTGGCAACGCCCGCACCGCCGCGTCCGCCTCGGCCACCACGATGCGCCCCGCACTGTTGGGCGTGATCACGCCGCGCTTGATCCATTTCGATATCTGTTGCGCGCTCACGCCCTGATAACGCGCGTAATCCGCTTTAGTCATGATCCCGTTGGCCGGAGGAGCTTGTTTTTTCTGCGGGGCGGGTTTCCGTGGCGACGCCACAACCGGCTTCGGTGCCGGGGTGGCCTGCGCCGCCGGCGTCTCCGCCATAAAATCAAGCAGAGCCTCGCGCGCTTTCTCCAGGCTCTCCAGCTTCTCCCGTATCTGGGCGATATGGGCATCCAATACCTTGATCATGTTCTCCATCACAATCCCTCCTCTTCCGGGTAGCGCACGCGGCAGTACCAGTGGCAATCGCCGCAAGCCACCCGCGAATCGATTTCATAGTTCTGGATGGTGAGGTTTTTGGACTTGCATTCCGGGCACTCGGTGAACGCCTCCGCTGACGGATTGCGCCGCGTCCCGTCATCGACCGGGATCAGGTTGTTGCCGATGACCAAAAACTCTGGAGCGTATCCCGTGTACTCATCCGCCCCTACCGGAGTCAGACGGCATTGCCTGCCGTCCCCATCCTTCCAGGTTTCCATAGCAAAGTTGATGCGGCCACCTTTCCCGGCCTGCTCAACATACTCTTCAAAGGTTTCTTTCATTCCATCTCCTTTTTCGGTTTCAGGCTACCCGCCCCCGGCCGGCAAGCCGGGGACGGGGCCTAGGGTTTCCGCGTTTGACGCCCTTAGCGGCTTCAATGGTTAGGCGCCGTGAGGACCGCTTTTAACCGGATGACTCCGGCAGGACGCCCTTCAACGCCTTCGACGCGGTGCAAGGCGCGGGATCTCCTCCGGCGCTGTCATCCGGTGGGAACATGAATGCAGTCGATGGACCGGCCCGGCACGACGCCGCAGAACATGGTGGAAATCGAATCGATGTTCCACACGCAGGCCCGCACTGTGCCTTCCGAGGAAAGGTGCTTGCGCGGGTTGCCGCCGTTGCTCATGAGCTGGATGGACTCCGAACACTGGCCTTTCGGCAGGCGGTGGACCCATCCGGCGTGGGCCGGTCTGATCTCGTTTTCAAACGGCGCGCGGTAAAAGAACCCGAACGCGAACGCCGCGACCAAAAGAACCGTAACGAAAATCTTCTTCATAAACGTTTTCTCCCGTTGGTTGTTGATAATCGGAAATCACCCCAGGAACCGCTGGACGGTAAAATAAATGGTGCTGAACGCGACCCATGCCGTCACGTTGAAATAAGCTATGGATTTCCAGCTTCCTATCTTTGCTTCCCGGCACACACTGAATGCGGCCAGGCAGATCATGACGCCGCAGAACACCAGCGTCGCCTCAACCAAAATGATGAACATCACTTCACCTCCGGAAATTCGTTGTGTTCGACACCGTCCAGCATTCTCCCCGCGCGCTTCTTGCCGACGCGGATCATCGTTGGCCCACTGATCGCCCTCACGTAGCGGCGCAGAATCTCTTCCTGAACTTGCTCGGTGTATTCAACCCATCCACCAACGTCCACCATTTGCAGAAATTCCCCGTTTTGTTTGTGAAAGTACGACACCTTCGACGCCTGGCAGTCGTCGCGTACTTCGCGGAACCAATTTGGGTCCGAAGGCCGCGCCTTCGGACCGCTTTCACCGCCGGTGATCACCCAATTGATTTTGTCCGCGCCCAGGTAGGGGGTGAGTTGAAGGGGGGCCAGCAACGGCTCTGCGGAAACGAGCCGCACGCGCGCTCTGATTTTCAAAAGCTCCTGAATGCGCCAGACGTGATCCATACTTTCGACCGACACACCGAGCCACACATTAGGCAGAGGCCAGACTTCTAATGTTTCGCGATTGCGCACCACATAGGTTTCCAACCATTCCCGCATTTGATTAGGGCGCTTGGTCAGGATTATGAAGGTGTGGCGCGGATGACCCCCCATCACTCGAAAGAGTTTTTCAAGAAACAGCGAAGGCATTCCGTGGTGGAACAGGTCTCCCATCGAGTTCAGGAAAATGCGGGACGGTTTTTTGAGACTGGCGATCTTGTCCAGCGCGCCTTCATCGATGTTCACCCGGCCCGTCCACTCGATGCCGCTTTTGGTTTTCCGGGTGAGACCGGAGAACTTCGGGTGATCCGGGAAACGGTGCGCGATGGGGATGGCGTAACAGTTGGCGCAACCGGCGGAAATCTTGTCGCAACCCGCGCCGATATTGATAGTCCTGTCGCACCATTCGATTTTGTTCATGATTCTTTCCTCGATCCGCATCGGGGCCAGAAGCAATCCCTCAACTCTCCGGTTTCCTGATCCAGGTGGCGCCGAATCTTTTGAATATCGTGAATGAAAGATCCGTCGGGGAAGTCATAAAGGCGCTCCCAGTCGAGCCGGTTTTTCTCATCGCAGAGGATCAACTCCTCCTGCAACTGACACTCCTGCGCAAAGTCATCCACCAACTTCAACTCACGGGCGCGATTGCAGACCAATTGAATCCAGTTGATTTGGGTAGGCATCACAATCTCCTTTTTAAAGTTCCTCAAACTCATTCCGCCGCCCTTTCCGCCATTTGGTAGTTGTCCGGCTTGACAAAATCCTTCCAGTGCACCCAGCGTCGGCGGCCGTGAGAGCCTGCAATGAAGGGCCAAAATCCCCACTCGCGGATTTTGGGTCCGGTGACAAACAGGCTGACCACCGGCCCGCGCACCACCACCAGGCGGTGCCGGAACGTGGCCCTGCGGAGCACCAGGCAACCGGGCCCCAGGGCGCGCGATCCGCCCCACAGAATTTCCTCGTAGGCGCCGCTTAAAATCAGCGACGCGTTGTGCCAGGGGTGATCGTGCAGGGCGCGGTCCCTGTCACTCCGGTGCACCTTATGCAGGTACACACGGAGCCACGGCGACTTGAACACCCACCAGCGCGACAGGTAATCCTTCTCGATCACCACATCAGCCTGGCGTCGTTGCATGTGCCGCATGGCCCACAACAGCAACTGGCGCCGGATACAGTCAGGAATTTTCAACATCGTTTTTCTCCTGTTCTTTGTGCATCCGGGTCAGGAAAAGAAGCGCCTTAGAAATCGCGCGCCACAAGGCTTCATACCGTGTCTCACCAACCGCGAACGCCGGTGCCCCGCCCCAAGGTCCATAAATAAGGCAACGCACCTGATCGCGATCGAATTGATACGAGATTACCTGCACGCCCTGGCTGACCAGAAAATCCAGGACACGGTTGTCCATGCGGTGGATCCCCGCATCGAACAGCACTCCCGGATCGTTCTCTTCTCCGGGTTTCGGGATTTTGATTTCGTTGTCGTACAACCCTGCATGCTCTTTTGTTTCCCTGCCAAAAAGGTCTTTAACCCGCTTTGCGTTGAACAGGTCGCTGTCCTGGATCAACGTTTTCACAGCATCACCCCGAATCCAATGGTCATCCGGAATGTTTGCCAAACTCATCTTCATGCTCCCTCCTTCCCAGCGGTCACGTTTCTCAAAATGATCCGGCCGTTTTCGGTGATGTGGATTTCTTCCAGGTCGCGGTCGTAGGTGATCAGGCCTTTCTGCGCGAGGTCCTTGCAGGACAGGCCGAAATCGTTCGGGTGTACGTGTTCCTCTCCAACTATTTCGACGAACTCACTGACCACGGCCTCGCGTTGATGGATGCCCTTCTCCAGAATTCGCAGAATGAAAAAACTTTTGGGATTGATCTTCTTTGCCATCGACTCATGCTCCTTTTGTTCGCCGCCGCGTCCGATGCTGTGCAGAAACTTTTTAATTTCCCGGCTCGCTTCATCGGCGGACATGAACTCGTTACCGGCCTGATCTATCCGGCTTCCCGCGGGGTTCCCGCCGTCTTCCCGGTGCACCTGTGGCCGGTTGCGTTTTTTCTCGGCGTGCGCCGCGTCGCTTTCCGCCAGGGGATAGACCACCTTGCGCAGGTAGTTGTGGTTTTGCAGAGGCCGCTTGATCGCATAATCCTGATCCAGCATTTTCTGCATGCCCTCCGCCCACTTCTCTTTCCGGCACGGGATGGCGGCGCTCCCTTGCACGTGGATAGTGCCCAGCCGAATCAGGTCGTTGAGCTCACTCAGAATCTTGTACGCTTTGCGCCAGGTGAGGCCGGTTTTGGCGGGGCGAAACAAGGCCAGGTATGCCGGCGCCAGGCGCAGGACCGGGTGCGGGATCTGGATCAACAGTTCCATAAACACCTTGATATCCGGCTGGTGCCAGGCATCGAGACCGCACTCCGTGCCGCAGGCCGGGCATTTCAGTTTCATGATTCAAACAACTCCGTCTGATATTCCGCGAGCAGGTCATTCAGGCTGATGCGTCGCACGGCGGCTTCCTTTTGCAGGATGCTGAGTGCATGGCTGTGGAGCTTGCCCGCGTATTCATCGATTTCGCGTCCGGTGACGGGAAAGAAATACCCGCCGCCTTTGCCATAGGTGGAACAAATCAGCTTGCCGTGGTTGACCACCAGGGAATGGATCACGTCCCTCAGCTTGCGGTCCGGAACCTCCGTCAACCGCACCAGGGCCTGCCGGGAAATGGCCGCCCCGGCTCCGTGGCGTTGGTCGATGCGGTTCCACACAGCGCATTCCCGGCGGGTCATTTCCATCACAGGCCTCCTTCCTCTTCTGGTGGGTGGTGCCCGGCGGCAAGGCGCGATTCCAGCAGTTCGATGCGTTGCAACAGATCTTTCGTGCCGGGAGTGCCTTCGGACGCAGGTTGTGGAGTAACACTCGCCGCCGCCTCGCCGCGCCCGGTCAACAACCAATGCAGATTGATACCGGTGTGCAGGGCGATGGCGTAAAGGGTTTTGGCCGACGGCGCGGAAAGGCCGCGCTCGATTTCGGAATAAGACCCGGCGGAGATGCCCAACGTCTTCGCCACCTGGTAGCCGCGCTGGCCGTGGTGCTGGCGCCAGACCTTGAGCCGTGCACCGATATGCTGAACGCTGAAACCTTCCTGCTCATTCGTTCCCAGCATGGGCCTTGATCTCCTCTTCATCGATTTCGTAGTAGAAAACGTCCTCGGATTTTTTATACACACCCACTTTTTCGAGTTGGGGCTCGCTCCATTTGTGCAGTTCATCCTTATCCACCTCTTCCTTGATGCGGATGCCCGCCTTGTCCTTCCGGCGCTTCAGAGCTTCGAGGACTTTTTTCCAGGTGACTTTTGACAGGGTTTTGAGCTGGGTGGATTTACGGAACCCGATCACGCCAAAGGTGAGCGTTTTGGATCGCGCCTTGTCGAACATGGTTTCCTTTCGGGTTTCCGCGAACGCCTGCAATCCCAGCTCCCGCCGCGTGATCTCCTGGCTCCTGGACTCGATCACCTCCGCCGTTTCCTTTTTGATGGCGTCAATGCGCTCGTTCATGTCCCCGGTCTTTTCAGCAATGAAACGCTGACTCTCCGCGATGAGGCGCAGGGCTTCGTTCGCTTCCTCGATGGAGTAGATGGGGATCATGTCAACCTTCACTTTTTTTCTTGCCATTACCGTTTGCCTCCTTGATTTTGTGAACTTCACGGGTTTTTGGGCGCGCCACCTGGCGCGTGATGAGCTGGTACACGTTGCCCTGGCGGACGCGCCCGGTCACGCGCACGTGGCCATTCGCGGTCAGTACTCTCAGATAATCGTCCACGCTGTGCCGGCTGATTCCGGTCAACTTGCAGATCTCGGCGCGGGTGAATACATTGCGGATGCGAATCGCTTTCCATATCCTGTCGCGCTGAGTGCCGTCCTTCTGCGGCGTCACCAGCGCCTGGCGCATGGCGGCCACATCCGTGATGCACCAGGTGGGGTTGCGCGTGTGACGGCCGGTGCGCTTCTCGTTCTTGATGGCGCGCCGGCGCACCGCCACCCAGCCGCGCCGTTCCAGCTTATCCAGGATGCGCAGGAGCGGTTTGCGCTCCAGACCGGACCACTCCATCAACGTTTCGGTGCGGACCTCCGGCGGCCTGCGGTCCACCAGCACGCGCATGATCTGCTCGGTCCGGTTCATTTCCATCGTTGCCTCTCCTTCTCCCAAACCTGTTTCAACTGATCGCGCGACAACTGTTTCATCTTCGAGTGCTTCGCCGTGCGCTCGGCAACGTCGAACAGATCCATCGTCACCCGGAACTTGCCGCCGGATTGTTCCAGGATGTAATCCATCGCCGCCGCATCCAATTTGGTTTCGCAAAGCCGACATGCCAGGCTTTCGATGTCGGATTTTTCAAACAGATCGAACTTGACGATGGTGCGGATGCGGTCGAAAAAGTGCGGGTATCGCTGGAGTTTCTTGTCTATGAGCTCCATGCCGGCGATGATCACCGGCACGTTGGCCTGGTCGTTGAGGTCTCGGATGATTTCGACAAATTTGTGATCGACGATGTAGTCCGCTTCATCGAAGATGAGGGTGCGCGGCCGCGCCAACAGTTGTTCCAGCGCCTGTTTGTACAGGTGACCGGTGTATCCCTTCGGCTCTTCACCCAGTTCGGCAACCAGGTTCTGCAAGAGTATTCTCGGCGAATCGATGAAACGGCAACGCAGGTAGGTGTAGCCGTCCTCCATCGCCTGCTTTTGCGTGACGAAAGTTTTTCCGGTGCCCGGCTTGCCGCGCAACAGCAGGATGCCGTGCCGTCCCCGAACGCCCTTTTTAAGGATTTCCAGACCCTTGTAGAAGGCCGCCACGTTTCGCGTATTGACAAAATTATTGTTCATCGATTACTCTCCAAAGAAATCGGCCCCACAGGCCGGTCAGGTTATTCAGCCCCCCTGCTGATTCGCTGGCTCGCGGAAAGCAGGGTGGGCTTTTTTACTTGCTCCAGTACAAGGTTTCGTTGCCGTTGATTCCATCCTCTTCGAGATCCGCCCACGCGGCGTCCCATCCGTCCACCTGGTCGTAATCCACAAAATAGAAAAGCGGATGCGGTGACGGTGCCTGCATGTTGTCGGTGCGGGTGAGCGTCATGTACTCTGGCGTGCCGTCCGCATCCTGGTCGTAATGTGTCTCCCAAAGCCCGTTGAAGTTCAGGTGGGTTTCGCAGATGAATTCCTGCGCCGGCACCGGCGCGACCCGGACCACATCTCCGGCCCAACTCTCATCCATCCAGACCAGCAGAATGGCCAGTAGTGACATAACGATATTGAAGACGATCAGGAACTTGACTTGCGGATACATGGTCAATCCTCCTCGTTGACGGCGCGTCCAGAGTTGCGCAGGACCTGCGCCCCGGTCTCGGTTTGATAGAACGTCTCCAGCCATTCGGTTTCTTCCTGCGTGAGCTGGTTTTTGGGTTTGTCTGCGAGGTATTCGTAGTATTCGTATTCGGTGGAGAACAGCGGGACGATGTTTTCTTCCGGCCCCGGAGAGTCCGGCTCCAGAGTGTCCGGGCCTTGCTGGATTTCCTCGTGTTGTTGTGTGGATGCGGAAACCTCCGGGATCTGTTTCGCCGCGTTGGCGCTATCGTGTTCACCGGAGATGCGTTCCAGTTGATCCGGGAGGTCCGGTGAAATTTCGATAATGCGGTTCCAGGGAAGCTCGTTGACCGCATCCATTGAGTTCTGGATTTGCAGTGATTTTTTGGCGAGGCGCGTCGTCTGGTTTTTCAGACTGCGGATCTCCGAAATACGGTGTTTGAGTTCGGAGACATCCTGCGCGTCGCCCAGGTGCGCCGCCATAGGGTGAATTGCTTTGCGCCGTTCGGCGGTGCAGAGGTGGTCTCCGGTTTTCAAATAAACATGAATGCGGGATATATCCTGCAGGTCGTACCGGATCACCACCTCGTTGCGGAATCCGTACAACGCATCATGGAAATAGTCGGCGTGCAGAAAGCGGATGCCGTTGCGCCCGATGCGTTTGACCTTCGCGTCCATCATCAAATAGGTCAGGGTTTCGGGATCCACATCGGCGCCGCGCCCAGCCTCAAAGACGTCTCCTTTGGTCTGCCCTTTCAGCGTGGGGTGCGGTTGCCAGGCGTGGTATTTCCACCATTCCCCCATACCCTTCAACACGGTCTGCACGTCAAGCGGTTTGGCTTTTGCGTTGTCGTACATTTCCTTCATGAGTTTTTCGTTTCGCATCATCGAGGCGGGCTTGTCGTTGATGCTGGAACCGCAAAAGCTGGGCAGGTAGCGCTCAAACTGGTTGCCGAAATCCTGAAAGAATCGCTCGATGGGTTTGGACCGCGCGTTGTACGGCCACGCGAAAACCGTTTTGATGTTGAGCCGGGCGAACATGCCGGCGAACCCGCATTGCGCAAGGTCCAGATCGCCTGTGAATACTTTCGATTTGAACGCCTTGCCGTTGTCCAGCAGGACCACTTTCGGCGTCATACCAAGAGTCAGGATGCCTCGGCGCAGAGCGGAAGCGATGAGCTGGGTGTTTTCGGTGAAACCGAGATCCCATCCAACGAGCACGCGGCTCTTCCAGTCGTAGAAGCCGATGAGCATCGGGCGGCACGGCCTGCCTGTCCAGGGATTGGTTACAAAAAAATTGCAGACATGGCCGTCGGCGACCAGCACATCACCCACCGCGAGCTGGTCGTCATCGCGTTCGATGTAGGGCAGAACCTTGTCGATGAGCGCCTTTTCGCCTTCGCGGTAAAAGGTCCACACGTTTTGATGCTGTTTCTTGAACCGCTCGACGGCGCGGCGCATGGTGCGCGGCGAAGAAGGGGACGGAATGCCGCGTTGTTCCAGGATGTATTTGGTCAACTGAATGGCGGTGCCGACCTTGATCCGGTTCTGATGGGCGAGCTGGTCGAACAGAACCTTTTGTTCGTCGGCGGTGAGGGTGGACGCGCCGTTGCGGTGCGCGCCCCAGCTTGGAGCCAGTGCGGTGTAATTGAAATCCGCTTCCTCATAATCCTTGCGCCAGCGGTTGAGCGTCGGGCGGGACACGTCGCCGAGCGCCGCGTGAATTTCCGCGAAGGCAACGCCTGAGTTGTAACCGGCGAGAAATTTATCCGTGGTCTTGCGGATGGACTGACCCCGGCGCTTGCCTTGTTCGCGGGCGGCGATGAACTGCACCACCAGGTCCGCGCGGGCGCGGGCGATCGTCTCCGCCCAATCGGGAAGGCGTCCATCCGATCGGCCGTCTGAGGTGGGGGCCGGGAGGGACGCATTGATAGCAACCGAGGCGGGAGGAGGTTCCTGGGCAACCAGCTTGACCTGGACGTCTTTAGGAAGATCGTCGAAACGGAAAAAATATTTGGAGCCGCCGCCGCGCAGTTTCTTTTGATGTTGTACGGGCCAATTTTGATCACCGGCGCGCTTGCGTATTCCACGAACGGTGACGTTCAGGTGGTCGGCGAGCTCTTCAATGCTCCATTCCGTTTTCATTTTTTCACCTTCAAAAGAATTTCGGGGACGCCCGCCTGCTGGAGCGCTTTCAGCACTTTTTTGTTGTTGCGCTTGCCGCGTATCGTCCTGGACACAAGGGCGATGTTCACGTTCGCGCGGCGGCCGATCTGCCGTTGTGTGATTCCTTTTCGTTTCAGGTGGGATTGAATTTCAATCCAGTCGCGTTCGCATGCGGTGGTCATAGTTGCCCTTCCAGCTTTCGTTGCTCTTTCACAAGTTGTTTGCGTTTCCGGTCCACCTTTGCCCATTCCAGGAGTTTGGTTTCTTCCGGGTTGATGACTTTCGCGTCCAGTGATCCGGCGAGGGCGGATAACAAATAAATCGATTTTGTGGCTTCGCAAAAAATGGGAACGAATTTGAGGGGGATCACATGCTCCGCGGAAAGCGCACACCACTTTTCCAGCATGTCCACACTGATCAGTTTCGATCGACTATTCATGACAACGCCGTGGATCCGGCAGAGTTCGTTCATCGCGTCGGCAACCTGAGCGCGGGAGAGTTTTGATTCGTACAGCGCCCAGCGCATGGCTTCTTTGATTTGCGGGATCGGGTTGAGGGATTTGCCGTCGAACAAGGTCATTTGCGGGTGGGATTCGTTTGCCTTGTCGGGCCAATGTGTGGATTCGGACATCCCGTTCATCCTTTTGGATGGTTTGTGGTCAGCACAAAACCGAAAACAGATATTGATTGAGGGTCAGGATTCCCCTAAAGTTGAAAAGGGCAATTGTTTGACCGAGAAAATAATTACATTTTAAGTGTAAAAAGTAAACAATAAAATTTAATTTTTTCACTAAATATATATTTTTTAAATCTTTATGGGTCTTTCTTGGTATAAAAATGAACTTCAAAGAGACGTGGAGGCGGGTGCAGGAGGTGACTGGATTTGATCGCCAAACTCAGTTGGCTGAGTTTTTAGGGATTGGTCCTGCAAGCGTCACAAATGCAAAACGTGCCGACTCTTTCCCTTCATCTTGGGCTTTGAAAATTGGTGAAAAATGGGGAGTGAACACCGATTGGATTCTCACCGGGAAGGGGCAAAAGTATTCGAAAGAAGGTGTGCGGGAAAGCCATGAAGCGTTCAACGATCAGGATCTGAGCGGCTTTATTTTCGTTCCACAGTATGATGTTAAGGCGGCGGCCGGAAACGGCATAGACATTCAGTCGGAATATGTGGTCGATTACCTGGCTTTCAAAAAAGCCTGGGTTAAAAAAAAGCTCAACGTGTCTCCTGGCAAACTGGTGCTGATCAATGTTTCCGGGGACAGCATGGAACCGACGTTAAAAGACGACGATCTGATTTTGATCGATACCGGCATCCGTGAATTTAAAAAGAACGCGCTCTATGTGTTGAACCTGGGCGGGGAGCTCCAGGTGAAGCGGATCGAGTACGTGCCGGGTGGGGATTTGATCATAAAAAGCGACAACCCGGCGTACACGCCGTTCACCGCGCGCGGTGAGCAGAAGGATTTGTTGATCATCGTCGGCCAGGTGGTTTGGTTTGGCCGGCAGATTTGA